GGCGTAAGCTTGATCGTCGCGATCCCGGCGGCGGCCGCTGCGACTACGAACTCCGCGCCTGCTAAGAGAGTCGTCTTCCCGGCGTCGGCCGAGGTCGCGAAGTCGCCGAGATACTTCCCGGTGTCGACTACGACGCGAACGCGGACCGGATCGCCAACGGCGACGGCCTCTTCGACGTAGACTTGAATGTAGCCTTCGTCGACTACGCCCATAACGTCTTCGTCGTTATACTTCTCGTTGTCAAGATCCCCTGCTTCCGTCGAGAGAGCGGCGACGCCAGCGAACGCAGCGCTCGCGCCCTGCATTAGCTTCGCTTGATCTCCGGCGGTTCCGCGCATCACTGCGCGACCGAAGCCGACTACGCCTTCCGCGACCATACTATCCGCGAACTGCGCCGGGTGGTTGATAGGAACCTCCCCGAGTTTCCGAGGCTGTTCGGTATACAGTCCTTTTTCTTCGATGACCATTATTCCTTACCTCCTTCCTCGCGTTCCTTCTGCTTACGCTCGTAGACGTTGCCGAGTTCCTCGCGCTTCTTCGCGATCGCTGCCTCGTCGACGGCGATGCCGTCACCAGTCGGACCGTTCTCGGGAGCGGCGTCGTTCGCTTTCGCGCGTAGCAATTCCATCGCGGCGTCGTAACGAGCTTGCCGGATCTCCGGCGTGATAGAGTCGGCGGTTACGCCTTCGCCGAACGGGAGGACCTTCGCGATTATCTGGTCGCGGACTTGGTCGTCGTTCAGAGAGTCGACGCCCTCGACGCCTGCGGCCTTCGCGTCGTCCTCTAACTGCTTCCGGATCTTCGCGCCGTCCGCGATCTTCGTCGGCAGTTCGTCGCGTTCCTTCTTGAGCGTCTTCTCGAGTTCGACGGCCTTCGCGTCGGAGGCCGAGAGCTTTCCATTAAGCGTCTCGATCGTCTTCTGCAAGGCGGCGTCGGCCTCGACCTTCGGATCCTTCTCGAGCGCCTCTACCTTCTTGGTAAGATCCTCGACGATCTTATCGTGGCCCTCGATCTTCGCGTCGCGCTCCGTCACCATTCCCCGGAGCGACATAAGCTCTGAATGAGCGATCGAGTCGACGGCAATATCCCTACTCCCATCGAGTAAGCGATAAGAGAACGTCTTGTCGTCGCCGTCCGTGGCTTTGTCCTTCGGCCCTGCGGCTGCGGCTTTCTTTCCGGCCATAATACAATCCTCCCTGTCTAGGTTAATCCGCACCTCGGGACCGGCGCGTCCGGCCTCCTCGTGCGATAGGTGGTTAATCCGTATGTTTGTTTGCTTCCGGGTATACGGTTTCCCGTCGTAGCTTCCTAACTGCTCGACCTCGTCGTAGAGGAAGCCGATCGATACTTCTCTCTTCTCTCCACGCTTTAACTTAGCGATAAGATCCGCGTCGGTTACTGTCTCGAGCGCTTCGACCTTATCGCCAACGACTCGCGGCTCGGAGATATTCCCCTTCGTATACATCCAAGCGTTCTCGGGAGTAATAAGGATCGGAACGCCGTCGACCATCGGGTGTCCCTCGACGACGATCGCGCCTCGCGCGGTGTTAAGAGTCTCTTCGGAGAATAGATCGGCCGGAAGCTTAGCTTTCCATACTACGTCGTCGTTCTCGAGGTAAGGGAAGACGCCAGCGCGAGCAGCCGTAACCTTCGCCTTAAGGAAGCCCTCGCCCGTCTCGATTACTTCTAGCTCCCCGGAGATATCAGCGGCGAAGTAAGTTCTCGTTAGCGTCTTCATACGCCTATCGTAGCAAACGCCTGTAGCCTGTCAATGGTAAAGGGTATAGGAGGCTATATTAGAGAGGCTATTTTGTCCGCGAATGTCGCGAAAAGACCCGAAAGGCTTAGTCCTGTATCGTCTCGCCGGATAATAGCCGGAGAATATCGTCTCGGGGAATAAGGAAGACCTTAGCGGAAGGCTTGAAATACCCTATCTTCTTAGCGTGGCACCATCGTAAAACCGTCCGAGGAGTTACCCTTAGCTGGCTTGCTGCTTCTTTTATCGTATAGAAGTCCTGTAATTCCAATGGTCGCTCTTTCTCGGGTGGCTTCTCCCCGAGGCCCTTGACGTTATAGAGCGGAGCGAACTTCTTTATATAACTGCTTTCTGCTTCGTTTAGTTCGGCCTCCGGACAGCGTAGAACGAAGAAGCCGTCGAAGTCCTTATCCGCTTGGTGTGCGAGGATCCTTGAGACTCCTACCTTCGACTGGCCGACGTATACGATAGCTTCTCCTCTAAGCAGAAAATAGACGAGGCTCTCTCTCAGCTCGGAGATGTCTTGTCGCTCCTGAAATATAATCGTCTTAGTTATCCTCTTCATAGCTACTCCTCCCAATAAAAATAATCGTTCCTTAGAAGATCCATTTCGAGGATCCCGACGGTCGACTCGTTAACGCGGACCGCCGCTCCTCCGTCGCCGATAACTCCGTCGGCCGACGCCGGAGATCCAACCCGGGCGAAGATCCCGTCCTTCTGGTAGCTGTTAAGTAACGCCTTAAGGATCGGATCCTTCGTCTCGAACGTAAAGCCGCGCGTCTCGAACTCAATAGTCGCTACGGCCTGCCGGACTCCCTCTATCTCTCGCGCGATCATTCCGTATCTCGCCATTACTTTATCTCCTCGTAAACGTATTCCCCGGCCTTCGATACTCGGACGAGCTTCTTCCGCCTGTAGAACTCGACGCCGTCGAAGTGGTGCTCCTTCATTCGCTCGTAGAGGTAAGGCTCTTTAATTTTATAAGCGTCGTTAAGTTTCATATACTCCTCTACCGCGCTCGCCATATTCTCTTCTCCGTTCGCGAGCATATACGGGTTCGCCGGAGCGTCCGGTCCAGAGAAGCCGAAGAACTCTTGATAATTATCCTCCCACCACTTGTTCTTACCGAGGTTCTTCTCGGCGTCGACCGCGAGCGAGATCTTCTTATTCCGCCGCGCCCACTCGACCGCGTTAACCCTCTTCTTTACGGTGTCGTTAACGAATAGCTGCGCGAACGCCTTGCCCTTATACTTCCGCTGGTCGTATACCGCGTGGAGTATTTCGTGCCAGCCGGTAGCCTGCCGGTCGACGAAGCTCGAGATAGCTAGCTGTCCGGTGTTCGGATTATACGCTCCGAGATATCCCGGTCGATCGAGTCCGGCCTTCGTCTTAAACCACGGGATATCTTTGCTATTAGCGTAGCGCTCGAAAAAAACGTTCCTCGCGTTAAGGTCCGCGATCATTCGATCGGGTAGCTCGACGAGCAGTTCCCGGACCTCTCGTTGGAAGCGAGCCTCCGAGACGTTCCCCGTCTTAACCGTCGCCTTCTGGACGATCCCCGTAATCCGGTTCTGCCGGAGTCCTGCGACCGGGACCGTCTTTATCTTCCACTCGTCCCCGACTGGTCCGGGGAGCTTAGTCTTCTTCGTAATTATCGGCGCGATCTCCTTCTGGATCTTCGGGAGTTCTCCGGGATCCGCCAGTCCTCGGATTAACTGATCGCGATTCATTACCTTGTAATTCGGGATCCCGACTCGCTTCGCCTTCCCCCTTAGCGTCTGTAGTTTATTCCGCCGGAGCGACGTTCTAAGCGATCGGATTATCGCGGCCGGATCCTTTTGCGCGGCAGGCCGGGAGCCGAGTCGCGCGATCGCCTGCTTCGACATTTCGTCTATCCGGGCCGGGTTAAGGAGAGAGATCTTAAGCTCGTCCGAGTTCATAATCGAGAAGTAGCCGATATCCTTATCCCGGGCGAGAAGCTTAAGGTCGAGCCGCGTCGCTCCTCTAAGAACGCTCGAGGCGACGGCGTCCGGTATCTGGTCCTGCGCGGTCGATCGGATAATAGTATCGAGCGCCGCGATCGGCTGTCCGTAGTCCTTCCGTTCCTGCTCGATTATCTTGATATCCTTCCCTCGCTGCGAAGGAGTTAAGCCGTCCTCTTCGTCGAAGGCAGGATCCGCGTCGCAGCGGCAGCGGTAAGGACGCCCCGGCTTCTCGGGAGCGTTCTTCCACTCGTAGAACTCGCCGTGCCGCGCGGCGTGGCTATCTCGGACTCGGTTATCGAGGGAGGTATTCCAGATAAAGCCGGGGAAGCCTGCGTCCGTCTGCTTAAACTCGGTAAGCTCGCTATTGAGGTTCCCCACCTGATCGACCGCGTAGAACCGGGCCTTCCGCTTATCGACTCCGGTTATCTTCTGTAGCTTAGTCGTAAGGTCCTCGAGGGAGGTCCCGTTCTCGAGCGAGGCCCGGACCTCGTCCGCTACCTTCGTAACGTGCTTCTTCTGGAGGCCCTTGATAAGCTTCGCGTTCTCGATCGCGCTTCGCTCGAGGAGATCTTCTAGCTTCGGGGAGGATCGGAGAACGTTAACGGCCATATCCGTGCCGCGCCTCTTATCGAACCGCTCGGCCGCCTGCTTAGTTATATCGAAGGTCCACGTATCGAGTTCCCGGACGATCCGGTCGATCGATCGCTTCATTGAGTTAGAGACGGCGATCCCGGATAGATCTACGGTCGCGCCGGTAGTCGCGAGGTCGATCTCGTCGATCCGGTCGAGGACTGTTACTAGATCTCGGGAGAGAGAGTCGGTAGCTAGAGAGTCGGTCGCGATCTTTGCCGGACCCGGGGGGAGTTCCTTCTCGTAACCCTTCCGGACTTCGGCAAGGAGTCGATCAGCTACGCGGCCGATATACGCTACCCATACTCTCTCGAGATCTCGCTCGAGGTGTATCGGGAAGCGGCTCTTCATTCGTTACCGGACTCCGAGTTTTGCCAATCGATCCCCTTCGACTTAAGATAAGCCCACGCCTTGTCGAAGTAGATCTTAAAGGTAGAACTAAACCACTGGTGGAAGGACCGGAGTTCCGCGTCTCCCCTGCTCGCCTGTATCGCGCGGCCGAGTCCCCGGCGAACGCAGATAAGGGTAATCCCGATCTCGCGTTCTATAAGATCTCCGCATAAGAGGAGACGTATTCGATCCCAAAAACTGTAGCCCTTCTCCCGGTGTTCCTTTATCGCGTCGAAGATCTCGTCGTTACTCGCCATCGTTTCCCCCTGCTTCTCCGGCCTCTCCGTCTCCGGCCGGTTCCCCGTTATCCCCTGCGGCCACCGGTCCTTCTCCGCCTTCCCCGGCCGCGTCGTTCTTCTTCGCTGCCTGCTCGAGCGAGTCCTGCGCCTCCGCCACCAGATCCCGGACCGCCTGTATATCGGAATACTTAACGTGGCCGAAGTCCGTCTCCTCCATAACGGTATCGAGAATATTAAGCGCCTTCTTCGCGCAGTCGAAGGCTAGCTTAACGTTCTTCTTCCCATTCGGCGGATCCTTCTTAGCTCCTCCCTTACCTTTAGCCGACATAGCTCCTCCTCCTCGTTAATCCGGGGATAGGTCCCCGGGACATTAAGCGCCGCGTTAGTATGAGGCGTCCCTCGCACGGCGCTTGCGCCCGTTCGCTTCTTCTCGACCGATTTCTCGCGGTCGTTTCCGTAGCTCTTCGCGGCGCGTTTTCATTACTCCGTTCCCCCTTCTTCTCCTGTCTCTTCCGGCGACGGTTCGCCATCCGGATCAGCCTCGAATGGTCCGAGGTGCATTGTTAGAGGATCCTCGAGACGAGCTTCCTCCGGAGAGATCTTCCCGGACTCGATATTCGCCTTATCAGTCTCGGACCTCTTCTTATCGATATCGGCCTGCGCGTCCGGTGACATTTTCCAGAGAGGCTTGAACTCGATATCGTAAGAGAAGTCTCCCTTCGTCGTCTTATAGGGAGCGAGGTTCTCTACGCGGAGGAAGAGATCGATTATCTTCCGGATGATCGGCTCGAGCACGTTTTGCTGGAACTCGGAGATCGCCGCGTAGTAATTAAGCATATCGAACTCCCCGGCGGTTATTACTCCGTGCGCTCGGCCGAGGAGAACGTTCTTCGGGATCCCGGAGATAGCGGAAAGGTTCTCGAAGATAAAGTCGAGGATCTCCTTTAATCCGGTTAGCTGGATATTAAGCCGCTCGAGTTCTTCCTTCTCCTTTATTCCCACGACCGACTGCGTATTGATAAGCCGCTTAAAGCGAGCGAGGAAGCCGAGCTTCTTCTCCTTCGGCATATTAACGAAGGCGTCGCTCTTAAGGACGACGAGGCTTACGACTCTCATAAGGTGGCTCGCCGACCAGAGCGCATTGTCCTGCGCGACGACTCCGCCGTAAGCGGTATTAACCGTCGAAAGTCCCTCGAGGTCCTCGGTGATAAAGTCGTTCGCCCACCAGACTAGCCGCGACGGATCGACGAGTTCTCCGCTTAGGGAGATATCGACCTTGTTATAATCGCGCTTCGTCGGCTGCGAGGTATTCCGAACCTCGAAGGAGACGGTGTTCGGCCGGTCGATTACGTTTATATATTCGAGCCTGCGGATCGTATCGGGGAGAGGGGAGGAAAGTAACTTCTGATCTTCGATATTATCGAGCATAACTCCGAAGAAGAGTCCGCTCCCCCTCGGATATATCCTCGACCACTTAAGCATCTCGCCGAGCTTCTTCTTAACGTTAAAGGCGGCCATCGCTTCCTGTAGCTCGTCGGCCGCCTTCTTCTTACTCTCCGGCGTGTCCGCCTTCGGAACGATCTCGAACCATTCCCGGACCGCGTCCTTCGCCGGACCGTGAACGATCCGTTGCATAAAGCCGGACCGCCTGTAGATCCCGAGGAGAACGTTATCGCTCCTCGTATTCCTTCCGCCGGTTAATACCTCCGTCGGATCCGCCGAAGTCCCCCGGCCCGTCTCCATATCGACCAGCGAGTCCGCGCCGATCATTCCCGTCTGGTCCTCCGCTCCGGGACTCGCGCTCCCGAATACTAATTCCTTTAACGTTGGCATAAGGCCCTCCTTCGTTACTCGCGATTACTAATTATAGCAAGGCTCCTATCCGGCACAAGCTTTTTCTTTAGATAATTACTCGGGATATCGGTCGTCCATACTCGGCTCGCCGAGGTTAAGCGCCCGGAGTAATCCGGCGAGAGCGTCCGGCGCGTCGTCCGGTTCCTTCTTCTCTTCGTAGTCGATAATCTGATTAAGGAAGTCCTTTTGCGTGTCCTTCGCCCATAGTAGCTTTAAGAAGTGCTGTCTCGCGTAAGCGACTATCCGAACGTGCTTATTAGTCGTCTCGTTAATCTCTTCGATCGCCGGGTAGAGCTTAAGGAGATCTCTCGCGCACGCTCCCTTATCCGCGTTCGTCTCGACGTGGAGCGTCCCGTTCTTATACCGCTCGAGCAGCGTTACGATCTTCGTATAGAGCGTCGTTACGT